TTTTCTCCCCTAGGAAGTTCAGCCCATTCCCGCTGTAAACATCTTCCTTGCAGCTCTTTACCTCGTAACAGGTAAATATGCCTTTTTCTATTCCGGATATGGACATCTGATCCCCTGGCGAAAACTGCATAAAATCAACCCGTTTCCCATTTGCGCTCCACGAATCCACGCTTACCTCACTGGCCCAGTGATTTCCAAATTTAGAAAAATACTGGCCGATCAGCAGCTGGCCGAGGAACTTTGTTGTTTCTGCCCTTGTCATTCTCCTGCCCCCTGTCCTCTGCTCCGGATCCCGACGCTGCCATTGTACCCGGCTGCGTTCAAGTCTTTTTTCATTGCCTTAAACTCTTTTTCTACTGCTGCACCGGTCTTTGTGGTGGTCAGCATTACAACGCCGTCAACCAGATCTGCGTCTTTCCCCTGTTCTTTCAGGTATCTCACGGCCTCGATTTTGTTCATCTGCCACACCTCCTACCATTCAAGCGAATCAAAGTTTTTGCTCAGCTTTTCCTGCTGTCTGTCTAATTTTTCAAAGTTTTCCTGCTGCTGCATAAATTCTCGTAAACTTTTCGGCTTTTGTCCGGATGTGCTTTGTTCCATTTTTTTGAGCAGCCTGTCGCTTTTCTCTTCAAACAGTGCCACGCATAAGTTTCTTGTCGCTCTTTCAGTCAGACATTTCTTACAAAAAAGCGCGTCCAGGATTTCCTCTTTGGTAAATGTCTTTACAAATTCCTCTGCTTTCATCAGCCTTGCTGCGCCTCCAATGCTTTCCGAGATTCTGCCACTGCTTGGCGATCCACATCATTGTTGTGCTGGTTCTTATCGTGTCCTTTTACCCATATAAACCGGATACTGGTAAATTTCTGCCGTTCCCTCATAAGTTTCCGCCAGAGGTCCCGGTTCTTTTTCATAGCAAAATGGCCGTTCATGGTTTCCACCACATAGTTGCTGTCTGAATATACTTCAACCGGTATCGTTTTATCAGTTATGCTTTTCATAGCTTCCAAAACCGCCTGCATTTCCATACGGTTGTTAGTTTCTCCTATCGCTCCGCCGGACTTCATGCGAGCCTGGCCTTTATACATCAGCTTGCAGGCCCAACCGCACCCGGAACCAGGGCGACCGTTGCTCAGGGCGGAACCGTCGGTGTAAACGGTTATTTTATCCATTGTCCTATACCCTCTTTTCAAGTGCTTCTTTCAATGCTGCAATAACTGTATAGTCCAGCGGACTAATGTTTTCCGGTTTCTCTGCCTTTCTAAATTGCAGCTTTAACAGTTCACTTTTCAATGCGCTGCTGATCTTCAATGGTTCCAGCGGATCGTTTATATTATCCAGTGTCTGGCTTTCCATCTTTTTCAGTGTCTCGTAATGTTCAAACATTTCCAACAACTGAACTGTCGTATTGATTTTGTGATCTTTCAAAATCCCCAGGGTGTCCGCCGCCGCTTCCATTGCGTCAGTAAAAATTTTGTCTTTTACTTTTTCCCTTGCATTTGCTTGCACGTTTTCCTTTAAAATCCCTATCACTGTTCCAAATCTAAAATTACTCATGCTGCTCAATCCTTTCTTTTGCGATCTGGTAATATTCCAGATCCAGCTCTATCCCTACAAATTCCCGCCCGGTATTCAGGCAGGCAACGCCGGTGCTCCCAGCTCCCATGCAGTTGTCCAGGACTGTCTCTCCTGGGTTCGTGTAGGTCTTGACCAGGTATTCCAGCAGGTCCACGGGCTTCTGCGTCGGGTGTAGGCGCTTTGCCTTGTCCCCGGTACTGTATTGCAGCACATCCACCGGATACCGGTCTGTGGAGTCGTATGTATAGTTTCTTTCCTCCCGGCCATAACAGCTGCTGCCATCCGATTCCCTGGTTCCGTATGCCGTCGCTGTCTTTCTCTGGTGCCCGTGCGTCATTTGCGGGTTATAGGTCGGCGGCTTCCGGTAAAATATTTCTATGTTTTCATGTGCCCTCAGTGGCATTTTCTTGGCGTTCATAAATCCGCTGGGCTGTGTCTTTCTCCATATCCATTCATAGCGATACATGGCTTTGTTGCTGCCGATCAGCTCTGTGGTAAAAGGTTGTGCGCTAAAAAGTGCAATGGCGCCGTTTTCCTTTACCACTCGCCGGTACTGTTCCCACAACTCCTGCAAGTTGATCGGAGTGTCCCACCGGCAGCGTGTTGTGCCATATGGCAGGTCACTCAGCACCATGTCAATGCTGCTGTCCGGAATCCGGTTCATAAGCTCCAGGCAGTCGCCTTGTAATAGTGTTGCTTTGCTCATTAACAAGGCCCTCCCTCTGCTCCATGGAATGCTCCGGCCGGATACATCCACGGGCCATCAACAAAAATGTCTGCTGTTTCAAATTCTCCGCTTACCAGGCTATGCAGTGCCTTGGCGTCTCCGTGGTATACGCAAGACTCCGCGTCTCCCACAAAGCTATCCAGGTCCTTTTTATTGTCCAGGGTAAAGCCGAGGATTTCTTCATCTTTCTTTAAAAGCTCGTATTCCTCCGGCATTATTTCCCGGATTCCTGCAAACAATGGCGGCGTTGAGAATATGCACATTGCACAACTGCACCGGTTCCAACCGGCTCTATAACACGGGTGCGGGTTTACCTTGTGGCGTTTCAATACTTCCCACACGTCTTTTTCCGAGTAATCAATAACCGGGCGCCACTGGTGTACCAACCTGTGGGCTTTGGTCGTGGCATTGGTTCTGTGTATTTCCATTTCATTGTACTTGGAACGCCCTGCTGATTCTCCGCGGCGTTCTCCGGAAACAACCAGTATTTTCACATTCTTGCTGGTCTTGTCCAGGTTCGCTGTAACACTATCCTGCACGGCAGCTTTCAAGTTTCCGCTGCACCAGCGACCTTGATGGGTTCCGCCCTTGGCCGGGAACTTCTGGCGTTTCCCGCCTATTTCTTCAAGCTCTCCCAACTGGCTCAGGTTGCTCATAACAGAATCTGCAACCATAATTTTCAGATATGCACTGCACCAGCGGCGGCTTAAATCTCCCGTTTTCGCTGGGAACTTCATTCTGTAACCGTATTCTTTGAGCTTCTCCTCCATTTCCTCGGTGGCGCTCTCTTTCAGTTCCCGGCACTGTATGTATTTCCTGGATAACTTGCACCGGCATATCTCCCCAGTGTCCGGGTCCATCCACTCGACCGGTTCGCTTGCGCCGATCCTGTAAAGCTCTCCAAAAAATCCATTTACCCGCCACGATAACCTCAGCGGTACCTGCTCAGCTTCTGCAAATGCTTTTACATAATTTTGTGTACAGCGCCAGTCCATTCTCCGGGACGGGTGCCCGCCGTCTATGTCGTGGTGCCATAGCTCAATTTTTTCTTTCGGCACGCCCAACTCAATGAGTTTGTAATAGCAGGCTATACTGTCTTTTCCTCCGGACAGTAACACCGCGATCATGTCGTACTCTTCCAGGGGGAGAAGTTCTTCCAGGTATATTTTTTTCATGTGTTCGGAGTCCTGTCGGCCTGGCACTCTCGGCTTTATCCGTATGCCCTGCCCGTATATCGGCGCATCTTCATGGCCGTATATAACAGGAGTGTCCTTTGTACAATCCAGGTCTTTTATATATCCTGTGTTCTCCATCAGCGCGCCCTCCAACTCTCCCACGTCATATCAATCCCGACGCATGTCTCTTTCAGGCGGTCCAGGGTTTTCTCTGCGTTCCTGCTGTCTCCGCTCTCCGGAGTCATACGCTGCACCAGCTCCGGGCCGCTGTAATTGGTTGTGATGATCGTCGGCATATATCCCTCATACCTGGCGTTTATAATGGCAAAAATCTTGCTCACGCCCCACTCGGTTGGCTGTTCGCTGCCTATATCGTCAATAATCAGGAGTGGTACTTCCTCGTACTGGCTCAGGATGTATGCTTCGTCTACGTCGCTGCCAGCTGCCTTGTAGGTTTCCCGGATCCTGTCCAACAGGTCGATCATGGTCATGCAGATGCAAGCCGTTCCCTCGCTGATCAGCTGGTTTGCAATGGCCGCTGCCAGGTGGGTTTTTCCGGTACCGTACCCACCCGCCATAAACAGGCCGTTGCGCTCGATCTCTGGCGGTGTTACGTGGTTGCGGTCACTTTTTACTGGGCGCATACGCTGGAAGTTGTCGGCATATTTCTTTGCCTGGCTGTATGCCTGGCGGCGTCCCTGGGTGTCCTGGACAAAATTCTCAAAACGTCTGTTCTGGAATCTTGCTTTCATTCCGCTGCGCTCCATCATGCTGCGGAACCGCTGCATTTCTTCCTCCCTGGCTTTCTGTTCTGCCTCAGCTGCCTTGCGAGCCTCTTCCTTTGCGTCCCAGTCTTTCCAGAAGTCCTGCGCCTTGCTGCATGTACAACGCTCCGGGCGACTCTTCCACACGATCACATGCCGCGGCGCTACCGGGCTAACCAGGCCGTAATATTCCAGCTTTCTGCCACAATACTTGCAGCTTACTGTTTCCGGTACCGGCTCCGGCACGCTGTACCCCTCTCTCAGGGCTTCCGCGGTGCTTATGCTGTACTTGTCCGGCTTAGTAGTCTCCGGCTGTGTGGAACCCTGCTGTATGGCTTCCTGCGGCATTACTGCCATTGTTGCTGTGCTCATTTACGTTTACCTCCTCGCTTACGTCCTCCCAGCGTCCTTGATTCAACCAGGTCAGCGGCATAGGCACATATCCGCGTTTCCAGTCGCTGCTCTGCTTGCTTACCTCAATGGCGTGGAGTATATGCTCAGTCATTTCCTCGTCTGGCTTGATCAGCTTCCACTTCTTCCAGCACGCCGGTTTTGCTCTCTTCCGCACTGCCGGAAAGGCGTCCCAAAATCTGCAAAAGCTCTTTTCCAGCGGTGTCTTGGCTGTTTTCCAGTCAGGACTCTGCTGTCTTTTACCTGGCTTTGCCCCTTCCTCGTTGTCAAGTTCCTCCGGTTCCGGGGCGGTCTGTTGCTCGGCAACGACCGTATGTTTTTTGGTATCAGGTATCAGAGAATCCGGTATCAGAGAATCAGCAGGGCTTTTCTTGTGCTGTTCTTGTGTTTGTACTGTGCTTGTACCGTGCATGTATTGTGTTTTTGCGCTTTCCTGCTCTTTTTCGGTCTGATAAGTCCGGAGGTCTTGGCTGTTTTCAGCTGTTCCCGTGCGCCCTTTTACGTGGATTCCTGCCACAACGCCTAGGCCCATATCCTCGCCGGGTGCAGGTATTACACTCGCCTGCTCTTTGCAGTGTGGATTCTGGTGTTTCAAGAAGTTTGTTACCTGTATGTATTGCTCTCCTGCGATCTCGTATCGCTGTATAAATCCGTTGTCATTCAGCTGCTGCAGCATGGTGTCAACATCGTCTGCAGTCACATCATCATAGCCCAGCAGCTCCTTTTTTATTCGTTTGGGGCGGTCCTGTAAACGTCCCTCACGGTCTGCCAGGCACCACAAGCCTATAAATAATAGGCGGGTCAATGCTGGCAGTTCTCCCAGGATTTCATTGTCAAAAAATCCAGGCTTAATGTTCCTTGCTCTTGCCATTGTTCAGACCTCCTTTAGCACAAGTACACTTCTTTGCCTGTCAGGGCCTGCACGCGCCGTTTGAAGTCTGCGGCCTGGCTGTTGTCATTGCTCAGGTGCAACAGGTAAACCTGCTGCAACCTGCTTAAATCAAACGATTCCAGCGTTTTTATAACTGTTTCAATGCTCATGTGCGAGCCTATGGTTCTTTTGGCTCTGGCAGCATGTATGCGGCCCTCTTTTACGTTCTGCTCCATTGTCTCAGGGTCGTAATTGGCTTCCATCATTATGTGAGTCAAGCCTATAAAGGTATATTTGATGTAAACCGTGTCAGTAAAATACAGCACCTTTTCCCCGGTCACTGTGCTGCGGATCAGGAAACCCAGCGGCTCCGGTACATCGTGCTCAACATCAAAGGGAAGTACCTCAAATGTGCCTGCACGGAAGCTTTCCAGTGCTCGCACCGTGCAAATTCGGTGCCCGGTTAGGCTTGCCATGTCTGCGGTTCCCTGGCTGGTGTAAATATTCACGCCCATGCGAGC